AAGGAATCCAACAGCGACATGGCAAAACTCAGCGCGCTGCAAATATACAGCAGTACCTTGCGTGCGGAATCTTTTTCCTGTCCCGCACAATAGAAGAAGCACCCGGACAGCCCGCCCTCCAGAATTGCGAGAACATAGTGAATAACCGCTTTCATCGAAAAATCCTCCTCCTTATTCCTTACATCTCAAGTTTTATATCCGTTCCGTCGGGATTTTTAGTGGACTGGGCTTCCAATTGGCTGCCCAGAAGGCCCTCCCGGGCCAGCATGTTTTCCATGACGGAAATATCGGTGGAAATATCCAAAGCCTCGTCGCCGTACAGACTGTCGAGCTGTTTCTCAAAGGCGGTAACGATGGTTCCCATCACGTTTTCAACTTTTTCCTTGGTTCCGGAAATATTCTCCCCGTTGACGTTCATAGACCCCGCCCTGTCATAGGCGTTCAGCAGTTTAAGGGTGGTGGGAAGGTAGTAGTCCATGAACTGCCGGATTTTCGGCAGCTTGGAGGGGTCCTTTTTGACCTCGTCGAAAATCCACCCGCATACGGCTTCCATCCTGCGGATATCCTGGGAGATTTTCTCATCGGCAATCGCGTCGTCCAGACGTTTCATCTCACTGACAGCCTTCTGTCCGTTGGCGATCATTTTATCCAGTTCGGCGTTGCCGGTAGGCTTCGGTTCCTCCTTCGGCGGGGCGGGAACGGCTACCTCAATGGTTTCATCCTTGCACACGGTCCGCAGCAGCAAAAAAGCGCCCAATGAGAGCACGGCCACAAAGGCAAACTGTCCTGGTGTATAGAGGTCGCGCAGGGCGGCCCAGAGGACCCAGACGGCGGCAGCGCCATAGTAAGGTATGGTAGATTTCCGGACTTTTTTCTCGACAGCCATAAAGACCTCCTGTAGGAGACGAGGGGATAAATTATGATACAGGTTCAGTATACCGCGAAAAAGGCGGGAGGTCAAGAAAAAAAGCGTCCCATTCAGAGCGGTGTTGATTTACCATTGAAGTGCGAAAGGTCTTTCGACCTCGACGCACTTCAATTTTTTATGTTTTGAAGGAAAGGAGGCCGGAACATGGGCCGAAAACTCCGCTATCTCGGGCCGAGCGAGCGGGCAGAAATTGAGAGACTCCACAACGGAGGAACTCCGGCGGCGGTGATTGCCGAGAGGGTCGGGTCTCATGTAGCCACGATTTACCACGAACTCCCGAACGGGTACACCGGAACCGTAGACGAGTACGGTCGGCGAGTGTATAGCGCCGAAGTAGCACAACGGACCTTTGAGAGGAACATCAAGCGCCGGGGCGAGCGGGCCGCGGCAAACTGACAGGAAAGGAGATTGCTATACCATGCAGAAACTCACGATCACGACATACAAGAACCAGGGCGGCCAGTATGTGAAACAGGAAAAGGAAATCGAGGCGGAATTTATCACCAAGAAAGAGGCCGTCCGGCGGCGGCTCCACATCGTCCACGCCCGCACACAGCACGACGGGACAGACTCGGCCCTGATTGTCTACCAGGGCGACGACGGAGCGTATTTCTACACCGACCGCAAGGTAAACCCGTGAAATACGTCGCGTCGTGCTCCTTTCGCAAGGACAGACTCGCAACCGTGATTGTCGCATTGGAGCACGGGGAACCGCTGGATGAGGTCCTTTATTGTGAGGTTATGTTCGACGAACACACCTCCGGCGAAGTACCGGAGCACAGGGCCTTTATATACGAGCGGGCAATCCCGGAGATCAAGGCCGCGGGGGTAAAGGTGACGGTCATAAAATCAAAAAAGACTTTTGTCGGCCTGTTTAACAAGCGGATCGAGAAGGGGCGGAACGCCGGGAAAATATGGGCGTGGCCGTTGTGCGGGCGGTGCTACGTTCAAAGGGATTGCAAAACAAGACCATTGAAGGCCTACAAGAGGAGCCTCGGCGAAATAATCCAGTATATCGGGATCGCAAACGACGAGGACACCCGGATCGCCCGCCTGGACAGAAAAAACCTTGTATCAATCCTTGCGAAATGCGAGATCGACGAGGACCGGGCCCGCGAGATATGCGCCGCTCATGGCCTACTCTCTCCGATTTATGAGTTTGCTCCCCGAAATGGCTGTTTTTTCTGCCCTAACGCAAAATACAAGGAACGACGCCACCTATACGAACATCACCCGGAGTTATGGGGGCGGCTCCTGGACTTACAACGCCTCCCCGAAAAAGTCACAGAAAGATTTGATCGGGAATATCGCTTTGACGAGATCGACGAGATTTTTCAATTTGAGGACTTGCAAATATCTTTTGATTGCCTCCAATGCGGAAAGGAGATTGCTATACCATGCCAAAACTCGACGACAACATTTTAACCACCATCCGGGGGTATTACCTCCTCACGGCGGCGGACCTCGCCCTCTATCCCGAGGACTCCCCGGAGCATATCAGGGCCGAGCACTCGGCGGCGAATACCTCCCGGACCGTTTTCGAGCTTTTCGGAGCCCGGGCGGCGGAGGCTTTGAGAGAGGAGGCGGTCAAGAAATGGCCGAAACTCGGCGGGATCGCGTAACTCTGGCCGCCCTCCTCGCCCTCCTCCACGACGAGGACCGCGTCTTTGTGATCCACCGCCTCGCCCCGCATGAGTGCGAGGGCGTGGCCGGAGGGACGGTCCAGGAGCTCCGCTCTACCCATTGCGTGGAGGTATGCGGGGACAACGTGGTCGAGTCCCTCTCCCTGGACGTGGACGACTGGCCGGACGTGGCCGCGCCCGTCCTCGTTGTCACCATCGGAGAAAAGGAGGCGGCGGCGTGAGCAAATGTAAAGGGTGCGGGGCCCCTATCGACTGGATACAGACCACAGAGGGCCGCTATATGCCCGTAGACCCGGAGCCCGTGTTTATCATTGAGGGCGGCGGATCGGACCGCTTTGTCACCGACGAGGGCGAGGTCCTCCTCGGGCGGCGGGCCCTCCCGGAGGAGGAGTCCCGGGACCTCCCTGTCGCCTTTGCCCCTCACTGGAAAACCTGTCCCGACGCTGGACGATTTCGGCGAGACAGGAGGAGAACATGATACACCTCGGAGACATAACGGCCATTTCGGGATATACCGCGCCGCCTGTTGATACGGTTATCGGCGGCAGCCCGTGCCAGGATTTAAGCCTTGCGGGAAAGCGGGCGGGCCTCGCTGGAGCTCGGAGCGGCCTTTTCATGGATCAAATACGGTTAGTAAAGGAGCTAAGAAATGCAGATATACAACGAGGACGGACAGGTCAGTTTATTCGGCCCCGTTTCATGTTGTGGGAAAATGTCCCCGGGGCTTTTAGCTCAAACAAAAGAGAAGATTTCCGGACGGTCCTTGAGGAAACAATCAGGATCGCAGAGCCGGACGCCCCCGACGTTCCATTACCTAAAAAAGGACGCTGGCCTTTGGCTGACGCATGGCTCGGGGACGGATGGTCCGTCGCCTACCGAGTTTTCGACGCACAGTTTTGGGGAGTCCCCCAGCGTCGCCGCCGTATCGCGCTTGTCGCAGATTTGGGAGGACACGCCGCTCCCGAAATACTCTTTGTCTGAAAAAGCGTGTGCGGGGATATTGAACCGGGCACAACGGAGAGGAAAGCCGCTCCCCCGGGAACTGGAGGAGACGCTCATACATCAAGCGGGATCATCTGCCTAAACGACCAAGGCGGGAACATTATGGGGGTAAGCATAGACATAGCCGGAACGCTCCGGGTGCAAGAACACGGACACCAACCTGTCGTTATGACACAAGAGCCCGTAAGTTTTACAAACCGGGGGATATATTGCGGGAGCGTGACGGAAACCTTGAGAGCACAGTCGCACGGAGCTAAACCCGTTTCGTCTACTACAAGTACGCCATCCTGCTCGCCCAAATGCTCACATACATAACCTCGCAGCTGGTCCCGCACTTTATCTGCAGCCCAACTGCCACGATATAAAAACTGCTGAAGCATATAGGGCGTATGTTCTCCCAGCTGTTCCGACAACTGCCACCCGTTTTTACGCTCCGCTCCACTCATCAGGCCATGTATGTATTTCCGGGCTGTATTCCAGCCCTTTCGGGTTGCATAGCTGTCTCTGATACAGTAATGTCATTTAGTTAACCCCAAATTTCCAAATAAAATATAGAAAAAGCCCTTGACAAAAGGGGGAAAATGTGCGGCGAAGCCCTGAAAACAAAATGATTTTCAGGGAGGGCTGCACATGAAATAC